ATTTATGTCTGCAACAATTCAACTTGGCAAAACCAGAGACATTAGGGCAGACTACATACAAGATTTATTAACTCGGAGGAAATTTAATTCTATGGCTAAGTCTGCTGCTATGAAAAGATGTGAAGGATACCTCTCAACAGTTAAAAAAGGTAAGAAGTCTGCTAAGAGTTCTTCAAAAAAAGCAAAGTCTAAGAAGAAATAAGACAGAAAGGGCTTTAGACTGTACGCAACTTAGTTCTAGATTACAAGTTAGATGACATACGCTGTCCCAGGACCACTTCGTACGAATATTGTTAGTTCTACTTCTGTAGGTGGAAGTGGGAGTCCATTTGATCGGACAAGGGCAGTGTTAGATATGATTAAGGGTTGGGAAATAATGAAGGCGGTGACGTTAGGGACAGAATATTTACGTGCTAATTCTGAAGCGTTTTTACCATTAGAGCCAAGGGAAGATTATGAAGCTTACTTATCAAGAGTTAACAGAGCTGTCTTTTCACCTTATACGCAAAGATTAGTAAGAGCTGCCACTGGATTGATCTTAAGGAAGCCAATTACGTTAATTGGAGATCCATATTGGACAGATGTTTTTGCAAAAGATGTTGATGGTTGTGGTTCAGATTTAGATGAGTATGCAAGAAGGTCTTTAGTTTGTGCTTTAACTTATGGTCAGAGTCATACGTTAGTAGATTTTCCTGCATCTACTGGTGCTGTCAGTCTTGCAGAGGAGAGATCACAAAATAGGAGGCCATATTGGATAGAAATTGATCCAACTGATATTTATGGATGGAGATTAGACCGTGAAGTTAATTATGGCAATTTAATACAAGTCAGGATTGCAGAAAAAGCTGTTGTACCTCATGGAGAATTTGGTGAGAAAGTTTATGATCAAGTAAGAGTTATAGAGCCTGGGAAATATCGCATTTATCGTAAAAAAGAAGCAGAAAAAGCGTTATATACAGTTTCAGATGAGACTTATTCAGGTAATTTTGATGGTCCTGCTAATGAAAATGATTTTGAACTAGTTGATAGTGGTGGGTTCTCTTTAGGGGAAGTTCCATTAGTGACTGTTTACTCAGGAAAGACAGACACAATGACGAGTAAGCCACCTTTATTGGATATTGCATATTTAAATCTTGCACATTTCCAACGACAAGCTGACTTGATACATAGTTTGCATGTAGCGTCACAACCGATGCTTGTAATGGAAGGTTGGGATGATCAAACGAAAGATATGGCAATCAGCGTCAACTACGCAATGGCGACCCAGCCTGGTAACAAAGTATATTATGTCGAGCCAGCAGCCAGTGCTTTTGAGGCGCAAGCGTCAGAAATACAAGAGTTACAACAACAAATGGCTACGCTTGGCATTAGTACGCTTTCGCAACAGAAATTCGTCGCTGAGTCGGCTGATGCGAGAAGACTTGACAGAGTGGATACTAACTCCATGCTTTCGATGGTTTCGTTAGATTTAGAGCAAAAAATGCAGAAGGCGTTGAATTTATCAGCTAATTATTTAGGAATAGAGCCACCAGAAATTAAAATTAGTCGTGATTTTGATATTGATAGATTAATTGGACAAGATATAACAGCTTTAACTTCATTGTTTGATCAAAGTGTTATAGATAGGGAGGAATTTAGAGATATTTTAGTGCAGGGAGAAGTTTTACCCGCTGCAACAGAAACAAGTAAGGAAAAGAAAGAAGAAAGACCTGTTGCTCCAGTGGAAGAAGGCGCAACAAAAGAGCAAATTGAGAAGTTAATTGATAGCCTTAATCAATAAATATGGCAACTAAAGGAGATTTAAGTCTTGCTCAAGTTACGGCATTAGTTCGTCTTAGCAAGAAAATAAAGACATTACCTAAGCCTAAAGAAGGGCCGAAGGGTGAGAAGGGAATTCAGGGTGAGAAAGGTGTTAGAGGTCCAGAAGGTCCAAAGGGTGAACAAGGTAAGGAAGGGGTGAAAGGTGAGAAAGGGACGAAGGGAGAGACAGGAACAAAGGGTAAGACAGGCGAGACAGGCGAAAAAGGTGATCCAGGTAGTCAGATACTTGCTGGCAAGAGTAAACCTCAACCCAAGGAAGGAAGTGAGGGTGATTTTTATGTACAGAAGGCTCCTTTAACGTTTTATGGCCCTAAGAAGCAGTCAACTTGGGGTAAAGGAATAGAAATAGCAAAAAAAGGGAAAGAAGAGATTAGTGGTTTAACAGTTGGAGGTCAGCTACCAGGAGAACAAGGAAGTGGAACCTCTGCAACTGTAGAAGTTGGCACAGTAACGACAGGTAATGCTGGTACGAGCGCAGCAGTAACGAATGCTGGAAGTAATACAGCAGCAGTCTTTAATTTTACGATTCCTAGGGGTGCGACTGGAACTAATGGAACTAATGGAACAGATGGGAGTGATGGAGATGATGGTGCTACAGGTGCAACGGGCGCAGCGGGGGCAGCAGCAACAATTTCTATTGGAACAGTAACTACAGGTGCGGCTGGATCTAGTGCAACAGTTTCTAATGTTGGAACATCTGCTGCGGCTGTTTTAACATTTAGTATTCCTACAGGTGCAACGGGTGCTACAGGAGCTGCTGGTGCAGATGGATCAGATGGCGCAACAGGAGCAACAGGCGCGACAGGTTCTCAAGGAGCGACAGGAGCAACAGGCCCAGCAGGAAGTAATGCAACGGTAACTGCGGGTTCTAATATTACGGTTAGTAGTGGCGAGGTTTCATTATCTACCAATGCAACTATTGATGGCGGTACGTACTAAGGACTGAAAATCATTAATACACTAGAATAATGGTCAGGTAATCATTTCCTATTATGCCCTCCATTAAATTGGACAACGGTGTAAGAGCAGAAGACCTAGACGCTGCTATTGCGTCTGAGAATGGAACCCCTACTCCTGCTCCTGCTTGTCCACCTGTAAAAAAAGAAGCACCACCAGCTCCAAAAGCAAAGGCTGCAAAATCTACAACAACAGAAACAACTAAGTAAACATGGAAGAAAAAATCATCCAGCAGGAGTCTGTGGCTCCTGTTGAGCAGTCTGTGGCTGCTACCGATGCTACACAGACAATCCCAGCACCAACAATTGAGGTTGATGCATTAAAGAATGAATTAGCTCAAGAAAGAGCTTCTAGACAGAAAGCTGAGCAATCTTTTGGCGAATTAAAGTCAAAAGTTGATGAAATGTATAAAAAAGCGGATGAAAAACGCTTAAAGAGTCTTGAAGATCAAGGCCAATACAAGCCTCTTTGGGAGGAAGCTAATAAAACAGCTCAATCTAAAGATGCTGAGATTGGGACTTTAAAATCTCAAATTGAAGAGTTACAACGTTCTACAGAGACAGAATCAGTTCGTAATGCAGCATTAGCAGCTATTAGCGATGCTGGAGCTATTAATGCAGAGCAAACTCTTTCTCTTATGCAGAGTAATCTTCAGAAAAATAGTGAAGGTAAAACTGTTATTTTAAATGGAGGAGTTGAACAGGATTTAAATACTTATTTGAGTAATTTAAAGAATCCTGGGAGTGGTTGGGAGCATCAATTTAAAGCTAGTAGTGCTGCTGGGATGGGTGCAAAGCCAAGTCCAACATCTAATGTAGCTCCAGGGCAAGAAAACCCTTGGAAGACGGGCAATCTCACGCAACAAATGATATTATCTAACCAAGACCCCGATCTAGCAGCCGTGCTGCAAAGAGAGGCATCCCAGTAACACAAGCTCCGATGATTCTTTAACAAGTAAGTCTGTGACTTATGGGGAGAATTATCTTTAAATCTGTGATTTATTTGGAATGTGTTACTACCAAGTCTGTGGCTTGGCGGTCAAATTAACTGTAATTCTTTAGGAGGAAGAAATGGCAGCCCCATTTCAGAATTACTCTGGCGGTGTCTTACTCGCAGACATCGTTAAGAGAAATAATTTGTCTCGCTATGTAAGTGAGGCAATAAAAGAGCGCAGTCTATTCCTTAAGAGTGGTGCTGTAGCTCGTAACTCTTTCCTTGATTCCAAGGAAGGTGGTACACGTATTCAAGTTCCTGAGTTCAACCCAGTTTCACCTACAGAAGAGGTTATGACTGGTGCGGCTAACTGGGGAACATCAACTGCTGGATATTTAACTCCACAGAAGATCACCACAGATACACAGATTGCATCTATCTGCCATAGAGGTTTTGCCTACGCCGTAGATGACGTTGCGATCTTGGCAGCTGGTGAAGATCCAATGCTTCACATTCGCAACCTGCTTGCTGATACAATTAACAAGCTAAATAGCCAAAGATTGTACTATCAATTACATGG